TCGACCTGAGATAGTTTTGATGGTGCCGTGGGGCAGGACTATGCTTTTACGGTCTTTAGAGCGCTCCTGAAGGGCGTATGGGCGTAGGTTCGCCTCAAACCATTCAGCATCTCTTTCGAGGTCTGTATTGACCTTCTCTAGCCATTCTGAGACCCTCTGTAATTCTCGGTCAAAGATTGCTTTGTTATCTGATTGCTTGCGTCGAATGGATGCAAGTTTTCTCATAGCCCAATCTGCTTTTGAATCGTCATCTACGACGAATGGCTCACGGGCTGGTTCCTCAATGATTTCAAAATCATCTACTGGTGTTACTGATAATGCGTTGTCCATGTGGACTCCTCTCGTTATAGGAGAGGGTACTAAACGGGGGTTTAGATTGTCAAGCCCTACAACCCGATAACTTGTCCAACATACATGGAGGCACCGACAACCGTACAGATAAAGAGCGCTCCGACGGTACGAATGACCCATTCGGAGCGACTCTCCATCTTTTCAAGACGGTCTGTAATGTGTTCCATGGCTTGCGTGACTCTTTCAGAATCAGAGTCGTAAACATCTTTGCGAAGATAGGTTTGGCTAACATTTAGATTCATCTGCTTGACTTCCATGGTTAGGTCATCAAGCCGACGCATAATCTCTCCTAAACTTGGCTTTACTTCTTCGCTCATCTTTATGCCTTTGCTCTTGCTTCGTCGGCGGACTGAGCAACTGCTTGGAACTTAGGTCGTCCAAAACCAACAATCGCAACTGCGAGATTAGGCTTGAACTTGTTTCGGTTCTTTTTCTTGTAGGCACGAATTTTAAGGCAAACTTCTCCGCCGTTGCGTTGGTCGCCTTTTTTATCTGAACTCGTATTTCCTTCTACACAGGTAACCGTGCCGTCATTGTTGTCTTTAACAACAATTCCAACATGGCTTATTCTATCAACTCCGTCGGCAGGGAAATCAAAATAAACTACATCTCCCGCTTGAGGTTGAGCATCTTCTCCTTCGAACCAGCGTTTCGCTTTTTTGAAAGCATCTGCTCCCGCTGGCGTGTAAACGGTATTAGGAATTTCAACTCCCGCTTTTTTCCCGCACCAATTAACGAAGGCTCCGCACCAAGGTTGATTAGCCTTTTGATACTTAGTCTTGTTCTCGGGAACTGCCTCTTCGATATAGCCGACTTCTGCCGTTGCTATCTCGACTAAGCGCTCCGCTGTTCCTTGGGGTGCTGGCATTTACTTCTTCTTTGCTGTTTTCTTAGCAGTAATTTTCTTGACTACTGCATCGGTAACTCCATCGGCAATCTTGCCGAACGCAGGGTCTTTAGGGTTAGCCGCTCTGATTGCGACTGGGAGAACGGCTGAAACTCCAGCCGCTAAAATTGCCTTAAGTGCATCGCCATCAAGGGCAAGGATGTCCCCGCCTGTAATCATGAAGGCTGTTGTTACTGCCGCTAAAAAAGACCGTCCGTATGAAGCGAGCATTGCTTTAGTCTTGCTGTCCATTGTTTCTCCTAAATGTAGGTGGGTAAATTCTAACCTATGGTTTATGAACCTAAGTTGCTATATCTCCAAGGCATAAAATATCAGCCCCATTTGTAAGGACAAAAACTGTATCCCCTACTTGTGGCGAATAACTATGTAGATATTTTACTGAAGGCAAAGTATTTGTATCTCCCGCTATTTGAATATCCACCCTTTTTGGGCTGTTGTGAGAGGCAACTACATAAGCCTGACGGAGCCTAAGAGTTGGAAAAGTATCCGTGCCTTTGATTTGATTGACTAAGTAACTCAAGTCCATCAGAATCTCCTGCTTCTTCCAACTGCGTTCATTGTGCCACTTGCCGCTAGAGGGATTGAGATAGCATCCAACATTAGGATTTTATCTACTCCGACTGGCAAGCGCGTGACCTTAACTAAATCATAGACATCATGAGCAGGGTTTACCAACTGGTCCCATGTAATTTTTTCTGAGGCGCCGATGACTTTCTTTAACTCAGCCGCCGCCGCTTCTTGAGCCTCGGCAACTGTCAAGATTGTGGGAGATGACTTGAAGAGCGGGACTTCTCCGTATGTCTTTCGGTAGGTAGGTGAACTCGGGTTGTCGTCCCAAGCCTCGCCGATAACTCCAATACTTAGATTGGTTCCCTCACCTGTGTAGATGACTCCGTTATATGACTCATCGATTGAAAGAGAACGAGCAATCTGAACAAGGACTGAATCGCTTCCGTCTGTATAGGTAGCAACTGCGGTTCCCTTATCGGGGTCAGGGATTGGTCTCATGCGAGCAATACCGTTTTCATCAAAGTACAAGTCCATGGAAGCGGACTCAGCAATCTTTAGAGCCTCGCGCCAAGGGTCACTTGATTGGTCAAGGGTTGGATATAACAAAGTTGTTACTTGGTTTGTGGCAGGAAAGATAGTTTTAACTTTTGGATAGCGGTATTTAAGAATGTTCTCAATGGCTGTTTCTTTTGCCGTACCATCCTCAATATAAAACTCATGGTTGGTGAACTTAGCCCTAGCCAAAATAAGACTTCTATCTGAGCCTTTGATTGAAACCTTAACGCCTTGAGCGGATTCGGTTATATCGACGCTTGTAATAATAAATACACCAAGAGGAACTAATTCCTCTGTTCCGTCAGGGAAAGCAATTCCTCGGTAAATCTTTACCTCACGGTTATATGGCAAAAGAATAGAAGAAATGTTATTTGTGGGAACTAAGGTTCCATCGGTATCTACGAACTCCAAAGTACATTCACGGCGAATTGACCGACGGTTATCAATGGTTACATCTCCGCTGATAGGGGAGGCTGTACTCAAGATGGTTCCATTAGCCATATCGTAAATCTCAACTTTGACTGTTGTTGAATGAGATTTCCGAACTGCCTCTTTGAAGTCAGCGGAGACTGGATACATTACGGCGCTCCGACCTCGAAGTAAGTTACTTTAACTCTGCGAACGAGAGAGTTAATGTTTCCTGATTCTGTCCAGTTTCTATCCACAAAGCGAACATACTTCTGACGACCTAGAGGGTCATGCACATGAAGCGTTCCTTGATAGGTGAGGACTGGATATAACTCATCCCACTCGGTCTCGCCAGTAGTAACAAACTCATAAGTGCCATCAACTCCGTAAATGGATTGAGACACAATTACAGTCTTGGATGCACCAAGCGGTTTGAATACTCCATACGCCTCAACAATCGTTGAGTTCAATGGTTGCAGTACATCAATACCAACAACTTTAATTGTTGGGCTTTCAGGTGCAGTAAATGACCAAGTTTCAGGGTTGGTAATTTGAATTGGTACGGTAGTTGTATACCCCGAGGAAATTGTTGCCATTAGATGTCAGCCCTCGCTTTCGCACGATAAGTAACAGTTTTGTCAAGAGGAACTTCATAATCATTAAGTTCAGCAATCTGAGTAGCGGTAGCGGTTACTGGACTATTTCTGATTGCTGTATATGTAATCGCATCATCGGAGCGCTCAACATCAAAGACGAAAGAACTAAAGCCTCCGCGGGTAAAGACTGGTTCATCTCCAGCATGGAAAGCAATCTTGTCTACATAGTGAACTCCGCCTGAACTTGCGCTTACTATCTTAACAAATACTTGAGCGTGTGTTGCAGTAGGTGGAGCCAATACTGTTGCGTTTGCTGTAACAAAGGCTGAACTCGTTGCGCTAACTGCTGTTCCGAAAGTTGTACTGATTGTTGTACCAGTTGTTGTTAAGTATCGAATACCAACTTGGCATGAACGAGTAGTGCTACCTGCCTTGAAATCGGCAATGGCTGAGAACTCTTGGTTCGCTGTGACTAAAAATTTGGTTCCAATCGTAGTTGATGCAACTGCATCACCAGCGGCACTAGCAGTTACTTCTAAAGAAGCGCTACCGATTGATGCTTGAGCGGTTGAGCGAGCAATCGCGCAGTTAGTTGTTGCTTCCCATCCCGTTGTGTTTGTTTCAAGGGATGCTTGGTTTGGGGATAAAACATTAGTTCTTCCGAATACAGTTACAGTTACAGCCCCCGCAGTAGAATCATAAAACGCAGTAATCAAAGGCGTTGCTGGAGCATCAACATCAATAGTGAACTGACTATAAGCCCAATCACTAAAGTAGTTTGAACCATTAACTAACTGAGCAACTCGAACATAGGCGCGATAAGTTGTTCCGTCTGCTAAGTCTGCTTCAAGAGTTTGACCATTATTGCTTGATGTAACGATGCCAGTTGTGACCGTTGGCGTTGATGTATCCTCGTCAAAACTTGCACCACCATAAGTTGTTGAGTCAAAGACTTTAATCTCATAAGCGTTTTGTGGGTCTCCATCTGCGTCTGCATAAGTCCAAACAACTGATGGGAATGTTGTATCTGTAATTGTTCCAGTAGGGGCTGTCACGGTTACTGTTGGCTGAGTAGTTGTAACTACATCGACAAACAACTCATAAAGACCAGCACGGTCAGCGCTTAGTATTGCGTTATCAGCAAACTTAACTACGAGGTTATCAATTAGAGTTTGAGTCCACGCCTCACCGTTTGGCGCTGTTGTAAGTTTGAGAGCAGTATCTAGGGTGGTCAAAGTTAGAGTGTTTGCTTTTGAGAAAGGAACTGAGTAACTCACGGTACGACCATTTCGGTCTGTGATAACTCCAAGGCTCAACTCAATAGAACCTGTTGTTCCAATAGTTGCTTTCGCTCGAAGATTGACATAAGCAACCTTCTCGGTAGCCGCTAAAGTTTGTGTGCCGAACTCGGCTTCATAGGACGCTGGAACTGTTGTACTGGTACGGGTTATGAAAGTTGAATTGCTGTCATCAGCAAGTGCCGCATGAACTGAAGCCGAACCGCCTGAGATAGTAAAAGCCGAGGCGTTGTTCCAGTTTGCGTTAGGGCGAAGTACATAAGTAGCCATTATTTGTTAGCCAACTCCTTTGCCAATATAGCGAATGTTTCTTGAATTCGTTGGGTAATGATGTCACCCTTTTCATCAATGTCTTTTGCTCCAGTTGTATCGACATTGACAACAAAAGCGCCTTGTTCAATAACAATGTTGTTTCCGCTGACTCCGCTGATTCGTGCTTGCTCATCGACAACCTTAGCGATACCTAATTGAGCATTAGCAATCTGTTGCCCGAACGCCGCTTCAGAACCAAACTTACCAATCGCCGCACCAGTAAATCCAATCTGCTTCTGCAAGTCGTTAATTTGAGTAATAGCATCGGCGCCTCCGCCAAGAATTGAAGCCGCAAGTTGAGCGCCCTTAATTGGTCCTGACTCAACTAAATCTTTAATAGCACCTGCATCAAGACCTAAGCCCTGAAGTGTAAGAATTTGGTTTGCAAACTGATTGCTCTTATCCAAACGCATCCGCATATTTTCAATAAGGGACTTAGCCTTTGGAATAAACCCATCAGGTAACTCAACTCCCTTGAGACCAGCAAAACTTAGGATGGTGTCTTTAAGTGAATCAGCAAACTGTTTAGCCGCATCCTGTAAATCTGTAAGTACATCACGCATTGACTCAATACCAGCGGTCATCGCATCACGAATCTTTTTCATTAAATCCGCTGAGTTTTGAAGTTCATTAAGAGTGGCATCATCTTCGCCATTCATACCCTCTAAAGCCTTGGCGCGTTTTCTTTCCTCTTCAAGAACATCGCCAAAACCTAAACCTTTTTTAAGGTTTTCTGCTAAATCGCCAAAGGCATCGGTTACTTTTCCAAGGACATTGCCAGTAGTAAATGACTTGACTGCTGAAGCAAAACCAAGAATTGTTTCGCCAGCCTTTAGGCTAAGTGAACTTAGGTTCTCAACTAAGAACTTACCGACCTCAACATCTTTAAGTCCTTCCATAACATTGACTAACTTCTCAAGTTGTGGAATTGCAAAATCAACAACCTTCTCGACCATATCTCCAAAGATGTCGCCTACTTCAAATTGTTTTAATTCGTAAACAAAGTCTCCTACTTTGCTTACTGCCCCACCAATAAATTTAGAAGCATCAGAAAGCATTTGAACTAATTCAGTTCCTAGTTTAATGTCGCCAGCCTCAATAATTGTCTCGCCAGCCTTCTTAGCAAAACCGCCAACGCTGGTCAAAGCGTCGGAAATAGCCTGTACTAAACCTTCAGCAATCGGAACTTTAGTAACCTCAAGAATTGTGTTACCAATTTTGCTTGAAACGGCACCGATATTTTTAAGTCCGCCTGAAATGAAATTAACTAAGTCGGTTCCAAATTCTTTTTCGCTTAAAGTGCTTGCTGTTTTACTAACTGCTCGTAAAGCGGTTTCAGATGTTTCAAGTTTTTTTATTAGCGTATCAAGCGCCTTGTCACTTATTACTTGTTTTGTTGCATTGGTAATACTTGTTGCAAAATTACGAATTGGCTTTGCTAAGTTGTTAAAGGTTTCGCCAACATTTTCACCCATCTTTGTAAATTTTTCAGACAGGCTATCTAGCGGTCCAGCAAGCGCTTTTGTTAAGATATTACTTCGGGCGGCGTCTGCCGCATCCTTAAAGAACTTAGCAATTTTTTCTGAGGCACCTTTAACAAAAGAACCAATTTTTTCTAAAATAGAGGCTAAAGCATTTGGAATTAGAGCAAGCGCCTTGCCAACTCCTTCGGCAAAAGTATTGAATAAACCTACTGCTATATCAAGAGCGTCGCGATTACCCTTAATCCAATCAACCAAAGCGCCTATTATTTTTGCCAAGAAACCTGATACCTTGCTTACAAGATTAAAATAAACTTCAGCAATAAAGTTAATAACCTTGGCTATGCCTTTACCTACAAATGAGTTAGAGTCAAGCAACTCGCCTAAGAAACTGATAAACATTCCGATGTATTTGAAGATGCCTCCAAATACTGTGGCAAAAGCATCAATCAAGAAGTCAAGGACCTTAGCAATTAACATACCTACTATGTTGTTTGTATCAAGGAGGTTGCCAAGGAACTCAATAAACATTCCTATGTATTTGATGATTCCGCCAATAACCGTAGCAAAGGCTTTCCATAGGAAGTCAAGAATCCCGCCAATAATCTTGCCTACTATTCCATGAGTATCAAGCAACATTCCAAGACCCTCGAGGAAGAAGCCGATGAACTTAAGGATGCCACCTACAACTGTGGCAAAGGCTTTGAATACAAAGTTAAGGACTGCTCGAACTACTTTGCCAAAGGCTGTCTGTCCGCTAGTTACATAACGCAAAGCACTCAATAACATAATAAGAGTTTTGACTACCCCTTGGATTGCTGTAAGTGTGGCTGTATAAATAAACTGGAATACAGCAATCATTGTCTGACCAAAAGATGTTGCTGGAGACATTGCGGTGCCAAAAGCAATTAAAAGATTACCAAGCCCAGTTAAAATCCAAGCCAAGGCTGTTCCTACAACTTGAGCAACTGAGTTAAATACATTTGTTACAACTTCTCGGAAAGTTTCGCTGTTCTTCCACGCATAGATGAACGCCGCTACAAGGGCAACAATTCCAGCAACAATTAAAAAAGTAGTGGAGGTGACAATAGCGATGGCTCTAGCCAATTTCAATTTAGCCGCTGTTAAAAGACCAGTCGCGGCGGCGGCGGCACCTACTCTAATTTTCAAAGCAATATAACCAAGGGTAACGGCGGTAAGAGCAGTTACTATTCCGTAAAGAATAGTTTTATGGTCTCTAAAAAACTTAGTTGTTCTTTCAATAAGGGTGGCGACTCCATCGATTGCCTTGGCAAAAATGCTTACACCAACTGCTAGAACTTTGGTAAAGACAGCGCCAATTTCTTTAGCAACTGTAAGCAATGGGCGAAGTGATGCAATTAAACGACCCATGGCTGATTGAACTTGAGTTGAAGTCAAAGCCATAGCCACAAATCCAACGGCTACTGGGTTAAGCATTTTAAGGAGGCTTCCAAAAATAGGAACTGCACCAAAAATGTTTTTACCCGCCATGGTTGCAAAGGCTGTTCCAAATCCTGCTATAACAGGAAGAATCATTTCCAACTTGCCAGCAAGGTCATTTACTTTTGTACCAGTCATATCCATGCCAGCAATAAAATCGGAGAATTTATCAATCGCGGCGGCAATAGGGGCTGTAAGTTTTACAATTACTTTTTGCATTGCCTCAAGGATTACTGAAAGTTTTCCGCCTGATTGGATAGAGTTAATAATTGTTTTTTCAAATTTGAAGGCTGACTTGATAATTGGTCCAAAGCCTTTAACTAAAACTGCTCCCATGCTGACTTGTAGGTCATCATGTAGGTCACCAAACATCGTAATAAGTTTTGCTGGTGATTCCATAGCCAAGGCATAGGCACCAGCCGCCTTGGTTCCTTCTTTCATAACAAGATTGACTACCGCTTGACGGCGCTCAGCCATTGTTAAATCTTTAGCCGCTTTTCCGATTGTGTTGGCATATCGTTGGTAAGCGTCAGAGGCTCCAGTAGTAATACCAATCTGACGCAAAACTCTTGTGTTACCAGTTGTTACCGCCATGGTAATTGATTGAAGCGCTTCTTCAGCAGTTACCGAAGATGCCACCGATAAATCTTGAGCGGTCTTTGCTAATAATGTTGCCTGTGATAAATCAATGTTTGATTGAGCAAACTTAAGTGTTGTTTTTTGCGCCGCCGCCGCGTTAATACCAGCCTCGCGCATACTGTCGGATACGGCTTTAAGGGCTTCGTATCCCTTACCGCTAGATGCTCCAACTGCTTCGAGTGCTAAATCTAAGCGTTCAACTTCCGCCGCCGCTTTGAAAGATTTAACACCAAAAGCAATAAGTCCAGCAATAGCCGCACCTGAAGCAATACCGATGCCTGTTAATGCGCCTTGTAATTTAGATGAAGCCTGTTGGAACTCATTAGCCGATTTAACGGCTCTGTCCATGCCTTGAGTAAACTGGGCTGAGTCCGCCGATAACCGAGCGCGGACTTCCATGGTTGGTGACTCAGCCATTTATCTCCTAGCCTTCGCTCTTCTCTCGGCTTTCTCGCGCTCTTTTTCTTTGAGAAGATAGAACGCGTTCCACTCAGTCAATTCCATACTGCTAAGTGGGCGGTGGGATTCACTTCCGTAAAGAAGTTCTCCCACCGTCCGACCTAACTTTTCTGCTAGTTCAAAAAGAAACCGTCTTTCAGGATTCTTGAGGAAATCGTGCCTGTGATTCTTCTACCGCCTTTTCGCCAAGACCTGAACTGCCAAGAGCCTTTGTTGCCAAACGCTCAATGACTGCGCCATTCTTTGAAAGAATCGCTTCACGGTCTTGCTCGGTAAAGACTGGTAGACCCGTTTCAGGGTCAAACACAGTTGCGATAACAGTCTTTGCGTACATATTAGAAACATCTACTTTATCTGCCGAGGTTGCCCCCTCAGTAAGTGTTGCTCTTTGTCCAGCCGTCATAGAACGAATCTCTACTGAAACTCCCCATTCAGGGACTACCAATAATTCCTTCGTAATATCGTCAGCCGAAAATATCTTTCCGCGTAAATCTGCCATTTTGTTCTCCTTGGGACACTAGGTTGGTCACGATAAATTATTTAGTTTTTTTGAATCAATTCCTATTAAGCGTAGGTACCGCGAGTAATAGCACCTGTAACTTGGAACTCTGCTGAGTATGACACTACATCTCCGATAGCACCACTCTTCTCGTAAGAAGTCATTAGTGCCTCTCCTGTGTACTTGACAAACCCTGCTGTTGAACCTTCAGGACCGTACTCGAATGAAACTGACGCTGACTGACCAAGAATTCCAGCCAAGTGAGCATCAACTGTTGCATCAAAGTTTCCTGAAACGCTTAGTGTTGAATCTGTTAGACCGACTACATAAGACTTTGCAGATGACCCGAATGTACTGGTCTCGGCTGTGTCTACTGATTGTGGGAACCCAACATCTGTTAGTGTGTTTGAAATATCGGTAAGTGAGCCAGCCGCATTGTCTACCTTGAATACGGTGGATTTACCATGACGAAATGTAGGCATTTTTTTTACCTCCTAGTAAAAGCCACCACAGGGGTAGCCGAGCCTGTCGAACCTGCAACCGTGTAGTTCACGCGTAGGTATCTGTTTACTGTTGTGCCACTTGCGACCTCAACTCTTTGTGAGGTTTTTTGAGTGCTTGTAACGGTTGTGAAAGTAACAAGGTCAGCAAAAGTTGAGTTATCTGCTGAGTGTTGAATCTTTACAGCGATTGTTCCGTTACGGGTATTAACTGGAACTGACAAGAATCCCGCTCCGCCATTTAAGGAAGAAGTGGTGTTATCTACGCCTGTTCCATTTCCAGTCGCAGTTACAGTCGAACCTGAAGAAAGAATCTTCCCGTGTTCAACGGCATCTGTTGATTGGAATTCTGCGCTTGCTTGGACAATATCCGCGATGGCACTTGAGACCTCGTAGGATGTATCGTCTGCTTGTAGCAAGATTGCTCCAGCGCCATTTGAATGACCTTCAGGAGCAACGATTACTTTAATTTTTGTGGCTGAGCCAAGAGCGCTTGCGAAGTATTGGTCAGTACCAACTGATGCTGTTGCTTCACACATACCTGATAGCGAGACTGTTCCATCTCGATGACCTACGACATAGGACTTTGCGGATGTACCGAAGGCACTTGTCTCGGCGGTATCAATACTTGTTGAAGCGCTGACGCTATTAAAATAGGTTGAAAAGTCATACTCATCTAAAAAGACATTGACATTTTTACCGTGGCGGAATGTAGGCATTATTTCTCCTCAACTGGGCGTTGATGTGGGGTGCCGTCTTGAACAAAACCATCGCCATCGCCATCTTCGGCATCGGCATCAAAACCTTCTTCAACAGCAGGTTCTACTACAACCTCTGCCACGGGTTCAACTTTAGGTTCTTCAACAACAGACTTTTCGATTTTCTTTGCTGGCTTATCTGTATCTTCAATAATTTCTGAATCTAAAAGCCACTTGACTGATTGTGCTGGAATATCCTCAACAATATCGCCAACCTCAGCGCGTTTATTGGGTGGGTAATCAATACCCTGTAAGACTCTATAACGAGCCATTCAAACCTCCTCCGATACGGCACATGGGTAACCCAAGTAACCGTCAGGTCACTCGGACACGGAAGAGACGAAAAACTCGGGCGACTAGCGCACAGTAGGTTTAGTGTATCAGGTGAGTTTTTTTGGGAATCTAAACTTTCTTAATGGTTTTTGTGATACTTGCAATTCCATTTTTTGCCTTGCTCGGGAAGTTGCTCTTCAATCTGAGCAAAGATTTTGTGCGCCGCTTTGTGGGCGTAGGCATCTATGTCCTCGGCGCTGTCTTGATATTCAAGGCTGTGAAATTCTGCCCTGTAAATTGCCTCACCTCTTAAAAGCAAAGCCTCTTTTTCTGAAAGTTCGAGTTGAATCGAGAATCCAATCTTTCCACTTTTCTTTCGTGGAGCCTTCTCAATTTTCTCGATGAGGCTAATGAACTCAGGTTCCTCGACACCATTGACGGCACCTTGATAAAGGTCCTCTGATGCAGGTGACCAGTCCTCGATAAATTTACCGCTGACTTTGACGGAGACGATTTTTCCCATTTCTCCCCCCTCTCTATGTACAGTATATCATACGGGGGTTAGGTATGTCTAACTCTCTCTTCTGAGGCGCTCTTCTTGAATCATTCCTAGGGTCAGGAAGTAGCCAATCCCATCGACCACCGTGTCGGGCTTGGTTTGATTGATTTCACGGGCAATCTTCATGCCCACCATGCAGAGGCTTACTTGCTCCGCAGAAACCTCACAGCCGAGGATTACAGACCATATCTTTGATGCCCTAGTAAAGTTATCAAGGGGATGTCCGTAGGCGTCCTGACGCTCTCCTGAGACCAACTCAGCGGCATATAAAGCGATGTCCCTTGGGTCGTTCATAATACTTGGATGTCCGAGACTCCCTCGCTGGTCACTAGGAATGTCAGCACTCCCACAGCCGCAACTTCCCCCTTGGACTGTCTCCACCAAACGCTTCCCCCGTCGAGGGCTGGTGCTTGTAGCCATTTGACTCCTCCCCAATCTGCTAGACGGAATGAATGATAATGACCTGAGACCAAAATGTCACAATCGCCTATCGACTGACGCCCGAGAGTTTGGTCAGCAATCCATCTGCGAAGTTTTGCTTCAGGGCTTCCCGCGCTACGGGCTAGGTGTCCATGAGTAATTCCAATAATCTTTCCATTGACTTCAACTGTAAGGCTTAACTCATCTGTTGGAATAGCAAAACGGATATGACCGTAGGCTTCAGGGTTGGCTTGGAAAATTTCTGCTACTGATTCAACTAGGGCTACATCGTCATTGTCATTAAGAGTTGTAAAGGCTTTTCCGTTCTTACGGTTCTCGCCATGGTTTCCACCAATCGCCGCAACGGTGATATTAGGGACAACCTTTGACCAGCGGATAAGAGCATCTCTTAGGAGACGACGAGCAATCTTTACTTGGTCTCTTCTATCGACCTCAACTGTAAAGGTCTGAATGTCATAGTGACCGTCGCATCCTTCAACTAAATCACCTAGGCATAGAACGGTGATTGAATCAATCGGACGACCTATCTTTTTTAATTCTTTAATTCTAAACTCGACATCATCGACTGCTTGAAGCCATCTACCAACTAAACCTTTTAGACCGTCGCCATCTCTTTTACCTGTCTGCCAGTCTGCGGCACATACGACAAGGCTTGCTCCACCCGTAATTGGTTTGCGCTCTCGGGGTTTGTGTTTCTTTATTTCTTCAATTAAGGCTTCAATATCGGCAACTTCTTGTTTGCCTTTTCTAACTACCTTGCCTTTCCATTGGCGATTAAGGACTCCTAAAGTATCGCCCCACACATTAAAAAGAACTGGTTCTACTACTTGAAAATGTTCGGGGTCCAATCCCCACATTCGAAGAACTCCCGACCAATCAGGTGTGTTATCGCCTTCTATCGGGGTTGTGGTGACTGTTCCTTCTTCACCTTGCCATGTAACCCCAGGCATCCATTCTGCCTGTCTTTGGCGAGGCTCAGTCTTTTGGACTGAGTTCATCTCGCTAGTTTTAAGTAGATTATCTAAAGCATCATCAATGCTCATTCGGACACTTACACCCGTCTTTACCTAGAAGCCTTCGCCGATGCCTTCTAAGAACATCGCTAGAAGATACTTGAAGTCCGTAGGCTAACATAACCTCGCCGAGACGAGCGGAACTCACTTTTTCATTTAGCATGATTTCATTAAGTTTAGAACGCAAAGGTTCATCTAAATCTGCAACTAACTTACCAATTGAGCAACCGTTCTGTCCTCTACCTGAACCAACTAAAGCGTCTAAGTCCTTAAAAAAATTATCCTGATTTATTTTTGGATTTACAACGGGGACAGCGGATACTCCACGGGCGGGTTGCACTTTCGAAGAGGAGCCTGTCACATTTCCAGCATCGTTGGAACTCATCCGAGGTTGCGTTTCTGCCATAAGGGTCTACCACTCTCTCTGTTGTAGGTTCTACATTGTCCATATTAAAACACCTTTAGGTAAAATTTAGAATTACATTTTGCAAGTGTCGGCGTAAACATTACATTCTTACCAAACATCTAAAATTGACTGAGATTAACGGGCGGAACTTAGGGTCTACGCCAAGTAGATTTACTGAACCCATAGGCTCAATACGCATAATGTGAATACCTGAAATACTTTGCTCAAGAACTTGGGCAAGTAACACACGAATAGTTTCTCCTTTATCTCGAGCCGTTGGGTAATCTTCACGCCCTGCTCGGCAGATAATTTGAAGCATTGGATAGTCAATACGAATTCCGCCTGTACCCATAGTGAAGGTAGGAGATGAGCCTGAGTTCTCATAAATTGCTACGCAAGCATCAGGGTCCTCGGGAAGAGTACCTAGAAAAATGGTTGAGCCAAGGGCGCCTTGACTATTGGTAACTAGGTAGTCGCCTACTGATTCGAGGATGGTAGCCATTAGACCCTATGCCCTTTCTCTATGATGTCGATAATTCTACCCTTAATGTTTTCTTGGATAGTGGACATGGCTTCCATGACTGGTTGCTCAAGGTATTTAGCCTGTGTTGGTGGATTGTGGTAATTGCCAATAATCTCATGTACATAAAGAGCATAAGGAGCGGCGGGACCACCATAGTAAATATCTACAAAATAACCTTTGTCACCTTGTTGTGGAGAAGATACGCCACCTGAACCACGCAAAATTCCTGTATCAACTGGAACTAGAACTTGAGAACGAGCAAAAATAACATTGGCTTCTTCATAGATTGCTTGAGCAATTGCTCTAGGTGTTTGTTCTTTACCTGCTTGAAGAGCGTTGGCTAATTCCTTGTCGCCAAATAAGTCTAGTCGGAAAGACGACTTTGCCATGACTAACGCCCGAATCTGATGACGGTGTGATGCGCTCCGTTTTCGTCTGAAATTTGGTCTACTGCATTGATTGAAAAGGTGTCCGCCCCGACAACCATTCTATGACCTACCGTAAGTGTGAGTGAAGGTCCATTAGTTATGAATTTTCCAGCATCAACAACTTCAACTCCTTGTACATCTCTTGATTTTACGGTGTCATAAATCAATCTACCTGTAACAGTTGTGTTACCACTAAAAGTAGGTTTGTTGTATTTATCTACTGAGGCTTTGGCAGTAAAAACAACGGAGTCCGTCATAAACTCTGCTACTTTGGAATAAATGGCATCCATCAATAATCCTATTCAAGAACTCGAGATTCATAATTACTGTTTGGGTTATCGTGAATACCCACATGAAAATCAGTATTGTAATCAGTAATGTCTCTATCATCAGTAGATAACAAACTGTCTGCGTTTGCTCTCATAGTAGGTGGCGCTTTACGCAAACGACGGGCTAGGAAAGAATCAGCAAGTGCTTGGTACTGTGCAATTTTAGCGCTGTAAGATTCTGAGACAGAAATATCGCCAACACTTTTTGAACTGCTATCAGCAAGACGACTAAATCTTGCAATTAAAACTTCACATGCTCCTCTTGCAATTTCATAGACATTTGTACCCCACTCGCCACTTAAATAATCTAACTCCTCATCAGAAAACAAAGCATCCGTTGAATCCGTATCGTTAATTAAAAAACGAACTTTATTTCGTGTAGAGGTAGTTGGGTCACCCGAGTAGGTGAATGTCATTACATTCCACCAAGCATAAGTGCGGTTGCTCGAGCATGGTTTTCATTCACGGCAGAAGGCAAAATGTCTGAGGTAAGGGCAACTGTTCCTGAACTGTTGGGCAAAGTAATAGTTCTATCGACAGTTGGGTCTGTAACTGTAAGGGTAGTTTCAAAAGCATCTGCGGTAGCACCTTCAAAGATTATTCCAGTAGGTACTGTTGGGTTGGCTGTGAATACCCCACCGCTCCCTAAAACATAATCATCTAACTCTGTATCAACATCGGTAGCAAGGTTAAAAATGTCAGTATGAACGGCAGGGTTGTCTCCCGCTGTTGGATAGCGTAGACCCTTAGTTGTTGTACCTGCCATGATTTACTCCTTTGTTATTACGCTAGTTTAGCAAACAGGTCTGCTACTGCGTCTGCTACAACAAATACTCTTTCTTCATTTGTTACTGGGTCAATAGTTGTTGAATCTGAGAGATAGGTTTCAGCATAGGTAACTGCACTTGCTTGAGTAGCAAACTCAGCCTCAACGCCTGATAAATCTGCGCCATCTTTAGATACGCCCATGCAGACCATATTAGGTGTGTCATTAGCGTCCTTTGCTAAATAGCCACCATCTCCTACAAAATCAGGGATAGTGCCATCTTCGTTTAACTTGTAACTAATTATTTTCTTTGCCATTTGTAATCTCCTTTGTTAGTGATTTTTTATCTAGCGGAATAAACCCACGAAGTTCTGCGAACTTAGCCCCACAATTAGCAAACTTATCGGCGCAAGCCTCAAGCCATTTTATTGTAAGTTCATGAGTAGGTTCTTCACCTCTACCTAGCATTTCTTGTTCTGCTTGTAGATAGGCAAACATTTCTGCTTGAGCAACTGTGCCATTGATTCCCATATCAAATAAATAGATTTGATTACCCTCATCGATAACTCCGCCTCTAGGTCTTGCTGAACATAGGGCTTGTTTCATGGCAGTCATAATGTGATGGCGTGATTCATTTATTTCATAATCTAATTCAGTAATTTCACTAACGCCCAACTTCTCCATAATTGCTTGGTATTGGGTAGTAAAGAAACTTAACTTACGCAAAGCACCCTTAACTGAGTTCTCAGAGTTACCTAAATGATTATTGATTTCAACAATATCTATCCAAAGAAGTTCTTTATCAGGTCCATCTTCAGCGTTATCATATTCAATGGTTTTTTTCTTTAATTCAATTTGTTTGCGCTTGACTGAAATATGGGCTTCTTCAAGAGCCATACGGGTACGGTCAATCACAGCCAAGATGTGTTTCATAGAACCCATTGGGGTTAAGTCAGTAACATCTAAAGTTACATTTTTATATTGAGATGCTGACTTATAGAAGTTTTCAGAATCTCTACTAATAGCAGGAAGATTGGAATTGATGTGTTCTATCATTCCCTTATATTCGGGTGTTAAAGTAAGTTCGTTACTTACTTCTTGTAGTGCTATTTCCATGAATTGCCTCTCGTTTGATTTTTCTATATCCATCTTACAGTCCTCCGTGTGAATTAGATGTTCCTGATGATTGAACACGGGCGGCATTAGCAACATCGCCGTAACTTGTTGCATTGCCAAGCGAGGCTATAAGTACAAAATCACTTGTTTGTGATGAGGCTGGACTATCCATAGAAAAAACAGCCCTAATTGTTGAGGAACCTCCACCACAGGAGTCTCGAGATGTTGTTAAATCACCAAAATCTGTGTAGTTACCTGTGGTAGCAATAGTTACATAATCAATATTTGTATTGCCAAATCCTGAGACAACGCATCGAGTTCCGCTACTGCCCGTTACAAGTCCTCCTCCAGTTGTACTCATATCACCAAAATCTGTTCCATTTCCAGTAGTTGCTATTGTTATGTATTCAATAATGTTTGTTCCACCACCACCAAAAATCAATCCACGGGTCGTTGAAGAAGAAGCACCATTTGAAGTGGTGGTTCTATTAACTGTTAAATCACCAAAGTCTGTTCCATTACCAGTTGTTGCCATCGTAATATAATCAATATTATTACCTCCACCTGCATCACCAATTCCACCAAATACACCTCTAGTTGAATTCTGTGTTCCTCCACCAACATAACGACCACCGATACTTAAATCACCAAAATCAACAGCGTTACCCTTGGTTCCAAAAAGAACATAATCAATAACATTTGCGTATTCGTTGTAGCCATCATTTCGACTATCACCACCTGCGAATATCCCTCGAGTTGCAGAACCTACTGCTCCCAAAGAGTCTCTACGAGCAGTTAAATCACCAAAGTCCGTGGCGGTTGATGTGCTTGCTAAATCAAAATGGTCCATGTGGTTAGTTCTATTTGAACCATCATATCCACCAGCAACCAATAAAATACCTTGTTCAAGGTTTGCATCTGCTGAAAGGTTGAGACCGCCGTGAGAATCACTTACACCTGATGGATATGTACGGCTGACAGTTAAGTCTCCAAAATCAACCGCATTTCCAGTTGTAGCAATCGTTACATAGTCGATTATGTTTCCTGCCTCACCACCAGCCCAAACCGCTCTTAAATTATTAGATGTACTAGCGGGTCCATATCTTGCAGAGGTTAAGTTTCCAAAGTCTGTTGCATTTCCTGTTGCGGCTATTGTGATGTAATCAATTGTGTTTGAAGAAGGGGTTTCTCCACCGCCAAATAAACCTCTTGTATTTGAAGATGTTGCCGCTAAATGCCTCTCTGAAACTGTACGAGTACCAAAACTTGTACCATTTCCTAAAGATGCAATAGTTACATAATCAATAGTATTTACGGGAGTGTTTCCTGAGGTAACACCACCACCAACCACACCTCTAGTTGGAGAAGCAAAACCTGCCGTATTGCCTCTTGCGTTATTTAATGAACCAAAACTTGCGGCATTACCTGTGGTAGCAATCGTTATGTAATCCATGGTTGTTATATTTACTGATGAGGCGGTTTGACCACCCGCACAAACAGCCCTTGTTTGACTAGAAAAACCTGCCGCTTGAACCCTATTACCAGTTAAATCGCCGAAATCAAGAGCATTACCACCTGTTGCTAAAGTTATGTAATCAATAATGTTTGTATATGCAGGAGTTGAGTTAATACCACCCATCCAAACACCTCTAGTGGTAGAAGAACCTGTACCAAAAACACCTTCTCTAGCGACAGTCAAATCCCCTGAATCTGTGGCATTTCCTGTACTTACAATGTTGATAGTATCAATTACATTGCTGGCGGCTCCAGCGTATCCACCACCGAAATAACCGAGAGTTGGCGTAGTAAACGCACCTCTCGCACTAGGTAAATTAAAAGACCCAGTTGTATAACTACTTACTTGTGCGCTAGGAACAAGGATTCTAATTTGTGGTAAGTAGGTCATTATTGAAGTCCTCCGTGCGCACCTGAACAAGCACCCGCACCAAGTCTTGAATTAGTCAAATCACCAAAGTCTGTAGCGTTACCTGTGGTTGCAATGGTCATATATTCAATAACATTTACTGCAACCCCCGTAGAGCCACCAGCAGTAACGGCTCTGACTTCAGATGAGGTTGCAAAACTGGTTGCTGTGGCAGTAGTTATATCTCCAAAATCTGTTGCGTTACCTGTGGTTGCTATTGTTATGTAATCAATAACATTAGAAGGAGCAGTACCGTACCCACCACTAAATAGACCTCTTGTAGATGATGATGAACCCGAAGTCTCAGCCCTAGAAACACTCAAATCACCAAAGTCAGTAGCATTTCCTGTGGTTGCTATTGTTATGTAATCAATAACATTGGTTCCAGCACCATTAAGTGAGCCACCACCATTTACCCCCCTAGTGGGAGATGAAAAACCACCAGAATAAACTCCCTTGGCTGTTGTGTCTCCAAAATCTATAGCATTTCCTGTGGTAGCGATTGTTACATAGTCAATAACATTTTCTGACGCACCATCGGCACCGCTCATAAAAATACCTCTAGTTCTACTGGAAAATGCTGCATCCATCAAAAATCTTGCAACACTCAAATCTCCAAAATCTATAGCATTTCCAGTCGTGTTAATTGTCACATAATCAATAGTATTACTATACGCACTAACATAACCTCCGCCAAATAGACCTCTTGTCAAAGATGAGCAACCACTAGCATACCGTCTTGCTAATGTTGAATCTCCAAAATTAACTGCATTACCTGTGGTGGTTATATCGATGTAATCTGTTGTTGCTACATTTACAGTTGTATAGCCAGCAGAAAATATGGCTCTAGTAAAAAAGGAAAAAAAAGACCCCTTGGCAGAAGGAATGACAAAATACCCCGTCAGCATATCTGAAACTTGCGCTGACGGGTTTGCCTTTAACAATCTGCTAATTAGTGACACGCACTAACTCCTATCAGACAGTAGTTACTCGGTTTACAAATCCGTGAATCATAATCACATTCGCAGTACCAGCAAATGCTTTAATAACTAAAGAGTTTCGCAAAACTAAATCAGGTATAACAAGAGTTAATCCCGAAGTTGCTGGAATTGCTAACTGAATTAAGTCGTCAGGGCTTGATACGCCACCAAACTCGATAGTTAAGTTTACTGATGAGGCTGATGAATTAGTTGCATAAAGCGTGACCACATCAACTGTGTCTGTTCCTGATTGTGCGGTATGGATAGTTGTTCCTGCCGTTGCAGTTTGCACGACCTTTACACCTAGACCATTTGTTGAACCCGATAAAGGGCGTCTGCTTACTGTTGTTGCCATAGTTTATTTCTCCTTATGCGAATACCTGCACCGCAAAGGCGAAGGCTTGGTCGTTGGCTGTTGTTCCTGCGGATAGTGTTGTGTATTCAACTCCTGTACCAGTTGAGGTTAGGACTTGTCCATTAGTTCCAACACTACCATTGGCGGTAAGAGTTCCTGAAAGAACTGCACTTGTTAGAGTTTTATTGGTAAGAGTTTGTGTTCCTGTATTTGAGACAAGGACGGCATCAGCGTTTCCAATAGTTGTGCCACCAGGAAGTAGCAAAGTATTACTTGCCGCTTGAGCATGGGGTTGGCTTCTAATCTTTTGTCCGTGGCTATTTACGGCGCAATTAAGTTGAATCATTCCCTCAGTTGAGGCGCCACCTTGTACTTCAAGAATGTATGTGGCAGGTAGAACGGCTAGGTTGCCTGAAGCAGTAGTTGTCGTTCCACCCAATACTGGACTTGTTAAAGTCTTGTTAGTAAAAGTATCTGTGGTTGCTTTACCTACAAGAGTATCGGTTGCAACTGGGAGAGTTAGAACTGAAGCACCAGCCGTAGCACCTGAAACAACTGTGGTTGTTCCTGAAGTAGAACCTGAAAGTTTTACACCAGTAGTTCCAAAAGTAGGCAGGACATTGAATACAACTGCGCCCGTTCCTGACTCATCAGAAATTGTTGCGGCTAAGTCTGCTGATATTGTGAGTGCGCTTCCAGCGGCGCCATTGGTGGTTATTGCCATATTATGCTATCTCGCTTCCGAATAATGAAATAGAAAGGTCGGTTGTTGAGCCTAAAATATAAACTTGGTCAGTAGCGTCTAGTGTAATTCCTAGAGTATAAGCAGTAGTTGTATTTGCTTTACTGGTTACATCGTAGGCAATATAATGTTTTTGAGCCAAAGTAGCGTTATTAGGCTGGATTGTAATTCTGTAAGTTCTATCGGTAGCGCTGGTATTGGCTACAACGATACTTGAAATAATAGTCTCGGTTGCGGCGGGTACTGTGTACATGCTTGCTAAAGATGTGGTAGTCGCTTGTTGAGCAAGCACCTTATATGATGTTGCCATTTATCCTCCTATTAAAAGTAATGGGCTTATTGTAGCGGATGCGTTTGCGGTGGCTGTTGCAAGGCTGGCTGTTGCAGAACTAGCCGATGCTTGAGCGGTTGATACAAATGCAGAAATATCAGAAAAGTCAAGGAAATGAGTTGCTGATGTTAAAGCAGTATATGTAGAAAAGGCAGTATCAACCGCTGTATAAGTAGCGTAACTGGCTGGTATGTACCAGTATTTACCTGATGCAATTATTGTTGAGGTTGATTGATTGATATTTGTATCGAGCGCATCTATAAGAACCTCTAGGCTTGTAAAAGTTGTATCATCTACTAATTGCACGAAGGTAGTTGAGATAACTGGTAGTGGGCTTATATCTGCTAAATCCAAAGACCCTCCGTTATACGGCACACTAATTGTGTAAGTTCTTCCTCCAACGAAAGACTCGACAACTGTATATGTATAGGGGTTTGGAATTATATCGGGGTCATTTGTAGCGGGAAGTGTTACTGAAAAAGAACCTGCAACTAAAGGAACGACAACGGTAGATGGAGCGACCATTACATTATCAATTCCTGAACGCAAAACATCACCAAGAGTAAAAGTAATCTGACCTGATATAGCCGTCCCTGAATAATCAACATAAGAACCAGTTATTGTTATTACACTTAAATTTGTTGGTAATGCCATTATGCACCAACCAAAAAGAAGAAATTGATGTTAGTGACATTTAGTAAATTTTCAGCAGAAGTTTTTGAGGCAAGAGCCGAGGCTTCCGCCGCCGCTAGAGCAGTAGTGTTAGCCGCCGCCGCATTGGTTGTAACTTCAAGGGTTGTTAGAAGAGTATTGTAAGTTGTAAGGTCGGCAATAGGTACATACGGTTCAGCCATTTATAGTCCCATCAACATCAATTGGTTAGGGGTATTATTTTGGATTGCGGCGGCGGCAACTGCGGTTGCGGTTGCAAAAGTCGCAGAATCCTCAACATAATCCTCAGCATCAATAACAATTGTGCGTCTTAACTCAGCGGCGGTATATCGCACTAGGAGCGCTTGATATTGGTCTAGGGTCACATAAGCCGCGCTTTCTGCTGTTGTAACGGCAGGGAGCAAGTCTGCAAGGTTTTGAGTGGTATTAGCAACTGATAAAGGCAAAGCAATTTGTGTGGTTCGTCCACCCACAAAATTCTCGACCACAGTATAAATAAAAGGTTGTGGTGTTACATCGGTATCACTTGTGCAAGGTAGAGTTAAACTTAACGAACCTGTTGCATCTAAAGTTTTTACAATAGCGGTGGGCATCAAAATAACATTAAGAGTTGTTTCTTTAAGAATAGTTTGTGGCGTAAAGGTAACTGACCCGCTGACAGGATTGCCAATTAAATTTACATAAGTGCCTTCAACTATGCAGGTAGAAAGAGAGGCTGGCAACGCCATGGGTTAAACCCCTTGTCGAAGGACTGCTACTGACTGAGTTGATGAGGCTACAACTGCGTAAAGGGCTTCATCTTGGTTTAGTTCAATAGAGATATTAGAATCAATGGCAAGTTTGTATCCATAAGATGCAGAGGTTACTCCTGAGCCACCTAAAAATACTGCCTGACCACCTGTGGGATTTTGAACTAAAATTGTAGAACCATCTTTACCGCCACCTGCGGTAGCGACAGTTAAAAGGGTTGCGGTAGTTCCAACGCTAACTATTGCGTGTGCTATTGCCATATAAACTCCTAAGAAAGAAAAGGGCGACTTATTTTACCAAGTCGCCCTTTACACTATTCAGCGACTTCTTTTGTTTTCTTCGGCTTTTCAGCCTGTTTTGTTTCCTCTGAAACATTATCTTCAATCAATTTGATGTAACGATTATTAGCCAAAGACTTAGCATGACGCCAACCTTTGACATCTACGATGTCTCCAGCCACAAGTTTGCGACCTTCAACGAGCATTGATTTTAAGATTTCGGCTTTCATATTACGCAGTCATGTCAATCCATACATAAGAAAATGTACGGGCTGTGTCGTTGATTGCTGAACCTGTTGGATTGTAAAGATAAATTGATACTGTGTCTGCGGCTGAAATAGCGGCGCCGACGAATAACAAATCATCATTAAGGTCTGATGGTGGATTTACAATAATGATGTCGGTTGTCTTTGCACCTGTAAGAGTGAAAGTAACTGAACCTCTAGTAGTTGCCGCTATTGAAGCAGGGTCTACTGAAGCCGTACCGAAAT